GTCATTCTGAAACTACCAATCAACTTACATGGCTTTGAAGTAAAGCTTGTTGCCGCAGTACTGGTTAAGAAAAACATGTTGCTATCACCGGGAGTAGCTGCAACATTATCTTGATACCCGATGTTGTTTCCAGAAGCAGGGCTAGCAGCTAGACAAGGGTTCGGACTAATTGCGAAATACAACACACTTGATACGTTAACAGCGTACAAATAAAAAGGTCTGGAATATCCCCAAGCCACTCCAGCTGTTGTTCCAAACTCTTCACCGATTATATCTGAATCTGCTTCTGTAGCACAATCAAAGTAGTGCGTGGGGGTTGTAGCACTAAGTGTTACTCTAAGTCCAGGTGTACTACTAGGTAGTGTAACCTGTCCCACATTGCTTGACGAGAAATCTGTACCGTCTGCGGATGTTACACTCAAACGTCCACTACTTAAATAAATGCCTACATTAACTACGTCACCCCCACTGTTTGTTACAGTGGTTGTCGTATTGTTTATTTCTATCTGTCCTAACGTGTCTAGGTAATCATCGCCACCTACCGTTGCTACGCTTGTGCTTCCCGTTGAGACTTCCCTGCCTAAAGAGCCATATTGGTTTTCAACTACAGGTGCTCCACCAATTACTGCTACATAGAAGTTTACGGATGCTTTTGTGGATCGTACATCTATGTATTGCGAGTTTATTTCCTGTATGTAAACATCACCTATTAGTGGGATACAGCCTGACGGTGCAGAGCCCATGCTATGTGCAAACATCTTCTCACTATCTGCTGTTGCACTAGTTTGGCCACTGATTACCCGTAGATTAAAGTTGTCTAGTCCCACTCCACCGCAAAGCACTTCCCTAATGGCCGTTAGGTCCCGGTCAAGTATAGCATTCATTCCGGTTGGTGCAATTACTGGAACTGTCATTAGTGTGTGTGTCCACCCTGCATTACCAGCTTTAAGCCTTTAATTGCTGCTGGCTGCCTAGCATAGGTATTAGACAAAATATACCGCATTGAATAACAGGTCCTCCCAGGGTGCATTTTAATTGGTGACCAATCAATATCTGACCAATCATCATCTGCCCAGGTCATAGAACCTCCCCAAGTAGTCACGTTTCCAGGAAGCGTCTCACTTCTACTATAAACCGTTGTTTCCTTCTGATTTACTTGAAGCTCTTGCAAAATAACGTTGTTGGGGCTTGCACCACCGCCTGCAATATTTGCATAGCAGGAATGTGCTTTCTTTAGGGTTCCTAGCTTACGGGCTGCAAACCAAGGTGTCCCCAGTCTCCAGTAAATACCTAGGGAATCATCGCTGGAACCATAATCAAAACGATAAACCTTCCCATTACCTGTGTTAGATCCAAACCATGATTGCTTCTCACCATTTACTGTTGCCTCAACCATGCAACCTGCTGGCATTCCTGGGTGTGTTGCAAGAACTGGTCCTGGTGTATAAAAAGTAAACGGGATTTTGGGGAAGTTGGCGTAGTGGCCGACTATCTGGTAATTGGGTTCCGTTTGACCCTGCTTACAAACATTCCAGATTACTTTTTGTGTATCCGTTTTTTGATAGGAGTGAAACTTCCATGCATACCTAAAATCAATTCTACTTAGGGCCCTTCGTATACGACGCCCAAAACGGACTATGTTTACGCCATCAGTACCATAAATATTGTCCCGTCCTAACCACAAACAAACGTTTCCAATTGTTTTTGTTAGTCCATGTGTTACTCCAGTAGTTTCTCCTGAAATTCTTTCATAGACATATTTAGTGCTGCCTGATGTTTCTACTCCCCCACTTGAGGCTTGTATTTTGATTAGGCGGCCTACGGAACGCTCTTTCACAACAATAATTGAAGTACCTGCGAGGCCCATATCCACGATCTTATCGCCGTCATTGAGATCACAGTCCACAAAGTCCGCAGCTTGGAAAGATTCTGGCATTGGGCCATTACTACCAATTTTAGAGTAGTGTATTCGATTGGGGTTGGTTGCAAATCCCGCTACTAAAAGACGGTTATCTGCTGCCTGCACAATTGTTCCCTTTTCAAAGAGAAGGGAGTTATCTGGTTCTAGCTGTCTACCTAAACCTGTGTCTACTACCGTTGCATCATAGGTTGTTGCTGTAATTGTCGTAGTGCCATCTAAAAAATACAGATTACCACCTGATACTGTTATGTAGAATTTAATGGTGTCTGCTAGAGATGAATCACCCGCCGTAATGTTCCACCGTATACCAGCCTTATTTGCCGTTGCACCAGTAGTAACAATTTCAGATGCTGGTGAAGGGGACGATTCCGCTCCTGTTTGGGAATTATAGTAGGTGTAAACCCCTACATAGTTTCCCGATGTGTTCTTGCTACCTGCAATATTCTTCTTAAAAGTAGGCGCCGATGTTGGGGGTGGAATCCCTATTCTGTGTGTAGTTGTACCATTGGTTGCAAAATCATTATACCCATCAAAAACAAATGTTTGTGATTTAAACTGAGCAACCGAGGGTCTAACCCCATCATGCAAACCACTAGTTAGTGTGCTGGCTGTGGCACCATCCCAGACACTCCACTTACCGGATACACCGTTTAGGGTACTAGCCTCACTATAAAGTAATACAGAGGAAGTGCCCGAGGATGAAGTGTGTTCTTTTGCTGCTCTGTATAAAGCAGATGAAATGGTGAATAGCGTAGCATAGCCATTTCGTTTTACTGCAAGGGAGTCTGTAACTAAATCTGTGTTGTCCCCTATGGATAGGGTTCCAGCTGATTCGGGTGAATCAATGGGCGTTGAATCATCTACGCCTTCCGAAAACTGGCCATATTCAATTTCGGACCCATTACGAATTGGCATTAGGCTGCTCCTAATTCTCTTCTAAGCCACTGGTCATAGGAAAGGTTGCTTCCGCTTTCTCCGATTTCTTCTTCCCAGAATTTAAAGCGAGCTGTGCTTTCCAGGTTCTTCATGTCAATTTCAATAGCTTTAGGGATAAGCACTTGTTCTAATTCTTGGAGTATTTGTGTTCTACGGGAGTCATCATATTGCAATAGTCCCTCGGACAAAACCATCTTCTTAAAAATATGGTGATATTCTCTGGGTAATCCGCAGGCACTTTCCAAATCGTTGCTGTCACTTGTGGCTAGTGTTGGTAAAGAAGTGTACAAAAACTTAAATGTTGCTGAACCATTTGGAATAGGATATACTATGATCTTGTCATGGGTGTATGGTGCATAAACACTACCAGGACCCGAGCTTGTAGCACCGGGATCAGCTTTACGTATATTTTTAAGATCTTCTTTCTTAATTTGATTCTTGTTTGTTGAATCCCACATCACTTCAATATCGTGGGACGAGCGGAGATCCGTTGTAGCTGTGCGAAGATTATATTCCTCGGTTCCGTTAACAATTGCTATACTACCTGCCTTAGTTTTGAAATTCCAATCATGCAAATCCCAGAAAGCATAAAGCATGTCATTAAAGCATCCCTCTAAATGAGTACGAAAAGCGGTGTCCTCATTTCCGGTGATACTAACAACATAATCAATTACATTTCCACGTGTAATGGTTGCCATAATTAAGCGTATCCATAATAGATGGGACCACTAATAATCATTTGTGATGTATTTAGAGCGGTCTGGTTAACCAAAGAAAACTCGATATGTGTCATTTGATTTAGAGCACTATCTGCTGGATAACTGGTATCAGCACTTTGTCTAGCCTTCTTTCCAGGATATGTAGTATTTGACCATATAACGGAATTGCTCTTATCAGCAAACCACAAAATACTTCTGTTGTTATCAATAACAGCTGCTGCATCCAATTGTGTTGCTGCATCAGCAACAACTTTATATAGTCCCAAACTAGAGCCCCATAAAAATAGCTTATTATTGGATGCTCCTGTACCTGGTGTATTAGCCCAAAAGGAAATGCCTGGTGTTTGTGTGGTATCGCCACCCAACTGGGAGATGTAGGGGATATATATAGCCACTTTTGTGCATGATGCAGGCAGGGCAAAATATCTTCCTAAAATTCGGTACTCCGTTGAATTTTGTGTGGTAAGATTAAATACTATTCTGTCCTTATATTGTGTGACACTGGCTGTATCTCCACCCTGTATGGAAATGTTGCGGGAAGTCAGGCTTAGGGTTGTCAGGTCAGTGACCTCTACATAGGTCAACCCATTCTGTGCGCAGAACGCAGCAAAGTAGTTGTTTCTGGGATTATGGTTTGGATAAACTGCCATACTTTCTCCTTAAATATTTTGTATATTCGATTGGATTACTTGGTAGGGAATGTTACGTGCAGCTCCTTCATCCGAGGACTCTGTGTATGTTATTTTAAATGATTTTGTAATACCCATGTTGAGGTTAATAAAAACACCATCGCTATCGGTGGCAGGTGTAAATGTGGAGCTATCCACTAAACGGTAATTGGTTCCGTCAATTTTGTAATATACCTTTATTGTTCCATTCTGAGTAATATTGGTCATATCCAACCAGGCACCGTGGACTACCCTGCGCTCACCTGCTGAGGGTATTATTTCAACAACGGTTTGTTCACCGCCCGCATCTAAATAACTAAGGGTTCCTTCCGTTGTATATCCACCATAGGATATGTCCAACAGATCAGTCCACATATCTGAAAGATTATTACTTACGGTTGTTAGGTCAGTAGTTAAACCAACAATATTAGCGTCAATATCACTGAGTGTTGATTCCACAGACGTTAGATCTGTGCCTGATGATGATGGTCCTATTGGCATAATGCTCCTTATAAATCCATGTGGATGAAGTTTTGAGGATAGGTGTGTTTCCTATTCTCGGGGTAAAATTTAAAATGCTTTATAGCTTGCTCGCGGGTAATCAACTTCTGTGAAATGAGTCCGTCTAAAACTGCCTGCCACCCCTTGCGCAAAACTCTAATGCTTAGTTCCTGCTCTTCGTCTTTCCTAATAATTCCACTTTCCTGAATTTCCTTTATCCGCTCCGGGTGGAGTTTAGCATAACTACTCTTAAAATTTATAGCTGTTAGGGTATTTTTTGGAATCCAGCCTATTGCAATTGCCCCTAAATATTGGTGTCTGCTGCCATCCTCATCATGTATTTCTGGGCCATAAAGCCCTGTCGAGGGGTGGTCCTGACTCTGAATGGAAACGGCTCTATCCATTCTTGCCTCGAGGTTTGGGTTGCACTTTTTCAGCTTGCCCAAGAAATCAGATGTAAACATTCCTTCCATAAAAAGAAGGCCCCCGGTTGCCCGGGGACCCTTTAACTTAGGATGTAGCCGCAGAACGCAATTGGATGCAAAGATCCGGTGAAGCACCATTATGGTTGGAGAAAGAACCACCAACATAATAAACGCCCATTTGGATCTTGTAGCCAACGCTACCGAGCTGGTTGTACGGGTTAGCCGCACCGCCGCTATCGGAGGGTTTGATAATCAGCTCAGTGCTGTCTTTATCAAAGGTCGTGGTCACAAAAGCTTCGTCAGCCAAAACCAAGGCACGGTAAACATCAACCGAACCTGAATTAGCAGCGGAGGTCATGTTTGCAGATTCCAAGATCTTGCAACTCCAAGCTTTACCGATCTCACCTTTTTCAGGGACACCGTTCTTGTATTTGCTGAGTTCAAGGAAACCGCCCGCAGACGTATCAGACATAATGTCAATGGTCTGGTAGGGATGGATAACTGCACGATACATGTCATCCGAGAAGGTAGGGGCAGATCCGGCTTTCAAAACGCGAAGGGGTTTCAAAAGATCAGAAATGCTAAGGATCATACCGGCAGTAATTGTATTGTCAGTAGTCGCCGAACTAGCATATTTAATGTTAGTTGTGGCAGTTGCAATCAGATGGTCACGGATAATCTGGTCAACAGATTTAGCCGCTGTGTAACCCAATCTTTTAACAACGTCCTTAACAACATCATCAAGTGCCGTTGTTTCCAAAAGATCAGACATTTTAACATGCTGGCCGTATTGGTATAACGGAACAGTGTAACGTTGAACCGCAAGGCTGGATTCAGTATTGGCAACACCTTCGGTTAGAGCCGTGGTGCTAGCGGCAATATTGCCCATGCGATGAACATAAGTAGTAGTACCAGTTCCACCAGGTTGGCGTTTCTTTTTGCCCAACTCATAGAGAACTAGTTTATCTTCGGCAGACTCTAAAAAGAGTTTGTCATAATATACACCAACCTGATTAGATTGGGTGCTGGTTGTTAGCGTAGCCATTGTATTTTAGGTTTGGGCCTAGTAGGATGAGCGTTTGGGTAGTCTCTTTTCCATTTCGGCCAGTGAAAGTTTCTCAAAAGGCGCCTCACTAACACTTCCTGATCCCGAGGGGGTTTCTAAGCGGGCTTTTGCTTTTCTTTCAGCTTCCTGAACACCGGCTTTTTTGCCCTGTGTTCTGGCAGCCTCAGTAGTTTCCGTGGCTTTAATACCTCGGGCTACATTGAACAAAATTGATAAAAGTCTAGGATCATTACGTAAGCCTGCTTGCTCAATAATATCCAAATTGTCGGCTGCTACTTGTGCCATTAATGGTTCAAGTTGCCTAAATTCAGCATTAGTGTCTTTTAGTCTTAAGTATTCACCTTCGAACTTTACCGCACGCACCTGCTCCTGGACTTCGGATGTGGTTGTTCGCGCCACATTTCTAATCGCCTCTACAGGATCTTTCTCAAGCGCAGCTGCAAACTGTTTTGTCTCCTCTGCAACATTTCTCTGTTGTTTTTGGAGCTGTTGCTTTAGCTGATAGATTTCATTTGCTTTCCTGCTGTAACCCTATTCGAGGGCCTTATACGATGCAATGAGCTCCTCTTGATTACGAGCCCTATTGGGTATAAGCCACTCTTGCGATTCTTTTTTTGAGGTTTCATCCACCGGCTCCTGTGTGCCGCCCGATGCCTCCGTTGTCTCACTCGGGGTTTCTGCTGTTTGAGCAGCCTCCGTTACTGCTGGGTCC